ATCCCACTTCGATAGTTGTATCCAGCAGATCATCCAATTTCGACAGCGCCGCCATTCCCTCTGCGGTCATGTTGATACCGAGTTCTCCAACGATAGACATGTACGTAACCTCTTACCGAATCATGATGGGAACAATATGCCTGTTACGGATCTCAATAAATTGCAATCCATAGGAAGTGAGCTGATAGACCGCGTCCCCTGTCGTTCCTGCAGTAGATGTCGCAAAGGAAATGCTTACTCCGCCCTCTGATACGCTAGCAAGCCGTCCCGTATCGGAAATTGTCCCCAGCGAGTTGTCACCGTTGCCAGCCATTTTCATAGCATGGCACACCAAAAGAGCCAGCGCCAGATTATAATCAGTGCCGAATTTCTTTCTGGAAATAACAGGGGCTTGAAGCTCAATCCAAAACCCGATGTCATTATCGGACACCTCTTTGAACTCCGCTCCCACCATCTTCACGATTTTGGTGACCGCCGCTACATCGACGGTGTCCATCAGGACTCGTCCTCTGCGGCTTCCTCTGCAACGGTATTAGGCTCCGTATCGGGAGCCTTTGCCTTGCCGCGGGTCTTCTTCTCTGCGACCTCCTGCACATAGCCCATGCTGATGTAGAACGCCACAGCATCGGCATAGACGGTTTCGACCTGCGCAGTTTCGCCAGGAAGCAGAGAGACATCGCCAATGCAAATCGGCTTTACGCTGATATTCTTGATTTTCATAAGCAGGCTCCTTTCTTACAGGCCGTAGACGAGGCAGGCGGACAGCGGATAAGGAATAACCATGCCGGCGTCGCGGCCCTCGCAGTTGATGACGATTTCGAGGTTGCGGTCCTGCGGCGCATGCTGGAGGAACGCCATAGGCACATCATGGTACATCTTATCGGCATCCTTGGTGTACAGCAGGCCGATGTTCTTTCCGGTGGTGTTGTAGTCCTTGTTGCTCTTGGACAGCTCGCCAGCAGTCTCCCAGTTTTTGATCTGGGGAGTGTGCTCCTTGATGTAGGACAGCACGGATTCGCCAGTGCCATCGATGCGACGCAGGTTCAGAGCGGTGTACAGGTCGTTCGGCATAACCCAGCTGTCCGGGTGCTCAACGCTCTGGGTAAGAGTGTCGATGTAGTTCAGGATGCCGGCAATGTCAGCGGCGATCTCATCGGCAGTCTTGTTTGCCCAGTCAGCCTTGCCCCCAGCACCGTTCTGCAGTGTGTAGACGGGGATATTGTTATCCGAAGAAAGGATACCAACGATTTTTGCCTTCTCGTCGCCGTTCCAGATCAGGTGGTTCACCTTGACATCATAGACCCGGCGGGCGGCTTCGGCACGGACAGCATCCAGAGACTTCATGATGCCCAGAACGGCGTTCCGGCGGCATGCGCGCAGCTCCTGCACGTTGTAACCATAGCTGTCACCGATGTTGACGATTTCGGCACGATGGGGAGTGCCTTTCACATCAACACGGGGCAGATCCGAAGCGTAGTTCGCGATGATAGCAGCGAAGCCGACAGGCTCATAGGAGTAGTACTCGATGTAGCTTGCACCCTCATCCGTATCGCTTGTCTGGGGGAACAGCTTCAGGCCGGACAGCTCCGGGAACTCCTTGTCGTATGCCTTGGTCTTGATGTGCGCCAGCTGCTTGGCAAAGAAGATGCCCGCATTGTCTGCGCCGTCGTGACGAAGCGAAGCACCGGGGAACGGGTTTCGATAGGCACGGTTAATCAGCGAAGCACACTTCGTCTCCAGAGCGACGCGGTCCTCCTCGCTGTAGCCGTTTGCTGGGTCGAAAGGATTGAATTTAGACATAGATTCCTACCTCCTTAAAGCTGAGTCACGAACTGAGCAGGGGCGATGCCGTTCACGGCCGCGCCGATGAAGCGCGCCTTCACTGCCAAATTGGTTCCCTTGGTCGGGGTAAACTTTCCGGCGTCTGCGCCAGTGGTCACAAGGTACACGGGCTGGCCATAAGCAGGCTCCACCGAATCGACCAGCTGCACCCACAGCTTGCCGGACTGGCAGACATCGACGATCTGGTTCTTCCGCAGGAGCACGGCACCATCATCGTCCATCTCCACATTGGCGCTGTACATCACAACGCCCTCAAACTTGTCAGCAGTTACGTCCGTTGCAGGAAGCGCAATGTCCTTTCCCGGCTCTGCGCCCTGCACGACACCGTATCCAAAGCACAGCGCCTTATCCTCAGCGCTATTGCGGCGGGTCACGGCTTCATACTCGGCCCGGTCATAAAGGCCACCGGGCATGCCGCGGCTCGGCTCACCGTAATTCATCTGTACAGCCATATTGCTCATAGCTTAGTCCTCCTTTTCGCCAGCGTGACGCTGGATCATGCGGGTACGAGCGGCGTCGGGGTCATTTTTGGCGTTCGCATTGCGGGTCGCCGCATTTGCGGAATCCGCATTGAACACCTGCCGACGCTGATCGTTCACGGTCTTGCGGCCATTGACCTTGCCCTTGGCAAAGTCAAAAGCCGCGTTGATGTATGCGTCGCCTTTCCCGTCCAGACGCATACCGGGCAGAACAGTTCTGATGACCTTTTTCTTTGCCTGCATCACAGGCAGGGTGTCCATGCCATCCAGATGCAGTTTGTCGCCCAGACGGCACAGCTCAATGCGCTGGCCGACCTTTTTCTTGACGATAGCGTCGAGACTGTCATGGTTCAGCTGGCCGCTGTCATTGTCAGAGGCGTCGTCCTCATCTTCTGTGGGCGGCTGTTTGACATCGTCTTCAGCGGCATCCGCACGGGCTTTCTCAGCCTCCAGCATAGACAGCAGGGTGTTGATGTCGGACTTTGCGGGACCATCCTCCATTGCATCCCGGCGGGCCGTAATGTCCGCCAGAACGTCGGGTGTGGTGGCATCATCTTCACCATCGTCCTCAGTCGGCTTGGTGGGGTCACCACCCGCCGCCGGGTCGTTCTCATCGTCAGCAGTTGCACCGCCAGTAGCGGCCAGATATGCCTTGATAGCCGCCTCGATGCCGGCAGGGTCAAGGGACGAAGCCGCAGGGGAAGCGCCCTCGCCATCATCCGCAGTCTGCTTATCGGGTTCCACGGTAGCATCGTCGTCCATGGTGGTGCAGGTCTTCTTGTTCTCGTCATCCATAGGGTCAGTACCTCCATTGTCTTGGCCGTCCATGTTCAGTCTTGCATCATCTCCGGCGCGGGCGACGGCAACCAGCGCAAGATGATTCACGCGGATGTGGGTCTGGATTGCATCGTAAGGCTCCCCCTCCCACTCTCCGGGTTCCATGATAAGATCCTGATAATATCCAACGGACAGCTCGCGCAGGCCCGACGCCTTTACAGCATCGGGGTCGTCAATGACGATTTTGGCACGGACGGTCTCGCCGTCCTGCTGTCCGGGAGTCAGGATTGTTCCCACTCTCTCCCGGCGGGCATTGTCCTTGTCTATCACCTGCGCATCGTGGGTAATGATGATGGGCTTTCCCTCATAGCTTGCAAGGCTCGCCGGGTCAAACACATCTTCCGGCCTGCGCAGTTCTCGACGTTCCGAACCATCTTCCAGCTTGTACTTGAAGATGCCCGTGCGGGTCAGGATGGGGTTATCATAAAAATATCCCTCGGTGCTGTAATGCTCATCGACAGGTACGCTGTCAGCACGCATTTCGCTCCGAAGGACTTGCGGCGGATTTTTCTGATTCATTGTTTCTTCTCCTTAAAGGCTTGAGAATTGAGCCTATTAAAGTCAAAAACGGGTTTTGCAACACAGCGGCACTGGTAATCCTCGCCGGGGTTGCAGTGTCTCCCGGTGTAGATTTTCCCTCGCTTCGTCATGTACCACATTGCTGGCGGGTCATCATAACGAAACGTCTTACCATCAAGTTCACGATGGCACGCGCGCACACGTTCGTCGCCGGACGAACGCCAGATATACTCCTTTACCCCGGCGGACTCCTGCCGAGTCCGGGTCAGGTCTGCGCTCAATGTACCAATCTGGTCGCGGGCCAAAAGGTTCGCTTTCGATTTGGTCACATCGAAGCGCCGCTGTATCTCATTTGAAATTGCGGCGGGTGTTCGGCCCTTTGTAAAGCCGTCAATAATGATTTTCTCCATATCATCAAAGCAATCGCTCTCGATGCTGGTTATGAAAGAAACATTTTGCTCCGCCCACCTTGAAAGCATCTGCTCATACCGCTCACCAATGAAGAAGTCCTTGCTGATGTCGATGCCGAGTGTGGCCCGGACACTGCG